ACGCGAGTTGATGGAGAAAGCGTCTCATTATGAATATGCTCAAAAACTCTATGCAGCTCTCTGCAACAACTACTGGAAAAAGGAAGGCTATGCTTACAATGATCAAAAGCCTTGGGCAGTCAGTTGGCGAACCGCTGGCGGTGTTACCTCTGAACTTCATCACGGTACTAGCCGGATAAGCGACTATATGGAGTTTTACTGCTCAGGTAGTGAGGGGCATGTAGATGCTGAGATTGAAAAAGATCTCTATGACTTAGGTTGGACCTACGAGCCTATGGAGTAAATAAAAAAGGGGGGCTTCGCGGCCCCCCGATTTACTTAAAGTTCTAAGAATTTTTTAATTCTAGCAACCATAATGTCGCCTTGTGGTTTTTTAAGAAGTTCTTTATATAGAGCTTCAAAGGGATCCTTTGGTTCTAGCTTAAGCACTTCTTTTTGTGTTTCTTTATTTAGCATTTTTAACTCCTGACACAATAATTGGAACAACATAAGTATTAGCAGAACGTCTTACTCCGCTAACAATGTAAGAGATTTTTTCTCCCTCATGTTGTTCAATAAAAGACTTTAATTCTGACCAGTCTTGATAGTTGAAAATTCGACCAAGAAGACTGTTTGTCTGTTCATGAGTTAAATCACGTGCAAACACCATTTCTTGACGTTTAGTTTTTGGCGATAACCAAGTTAATTGGATTTCATAATAAGCAATCAATGCAGTACCTTTAATTCTAAATCGTAAGCATCTATAGGTTCTTCTTCTGGTTGACCATAAGCTACTCCCTCTATTATAAACCCTTCTGGAAAAAATCCAAAACAAAGTTTAGCAATAGAAGGTGTAATCTTGTCATTTAGAAGCAGTTTAATAGACTCAATACAAACCTCTTCAGAATGTCTAGTGCCTACAAGAATAGCCTCAGACAACTCTTGATCAGGTTTTCGGATAATTAGTTGTAAAATCATGTTCTAATACAATCTTAATAGGTTCTCGAATATCTGCCGACTCTACTGTAAGTGTAGGTGCTTTACCATACCGGTAAGGCAGCAGGCTCTCAAGAATTCTCATTTTACAGTTAATAAGATTGTTAATAACCATGATTCTTGGGTTTGTCATTCCTTGCTCTTTAGCTAGGAGTTCTTCAATATCATCTAGTTGTTTAACTAACTCTTCGAGAGGATCAAAATCTAGATCTCTTAGTTTGTCGGTAGCCGCTCTGTGAGCCTTTGCTCCTGAGCCTTTTCTAAAGCCACCGCCTTCTTCGTAGTCTTTTAGCATTGCGATAGCCCTTTCGTTGACTTTGTATGCTTTAAAAGGTTCTCTAAACTCGCCTGTTTTAGGCTCATAACCTTTCCTATAACCAGCAAAGTTAGAACCTGGCTTGTAATGACCAGGTCTTGCCTTATTGTACTTTTTCTTGGCCATAGTCCATAACTTTTACAGTGACAATCTTATCTGTTAGAGTTACAGAATAAGGATCGAGTGAGTCAATAACTGACCAAACTTCCTTCATTGAGTCTAGTAACATAGTCTCAGAAATGAAGTCAAGCTGAGTAGCAGCCTTTGTTTTTACGATGATAAGGTTTAACTTGTTAGAAAGGGCAGCAGCTACTTTATTTTCGAAATAGTCGGAATAGTTCATATGGTTCTCCTTTTCTTCTTTATAGCAAAGAGGTGAAAACTTGCTAAAATCTAACGCTCTTGGACTACCTAGCCTGCTTGAAGCAGACAACAAAACACATAATGCTGAAGAGGTGTTGCAATCTTTTTTCAAGCTAACTAATACAAACTCGTTAATGATTAAGAACTACAAAGATCTTAAAGAGCTTAAAGAACTGAGAGAGTTTTATAATAATTTCTCGCTGAAGGTTGTTGAAAGTAAAAAAGTAGCTTTCTTTACTAAACATTTACCTTACTTTACTTCTTGGGGAGCTGACACTGATGTTAAACGTAAGCTACCTATCGAAGCTAAAGTGGCCAACCTAGACAATAACCTTTTAATTGTAAACGTGATATCAAAAACCAATCGTTATAGAAAAGGTATTTCTAAAGAACAATTTAAAAAAGAAATTTACACTAAAGATTATGAGTATGTAAGTTTTGTAGATGGAGGCTATTCTACAAGATCTTTTTGTATACCGCACTTAGTTAACATGGGTTTCAAACTTGTAACTGGTTTTCAAGTTAACAAACTATCCTCTACTATTCGTAACAATTGGGATCTTAAAGAAAACATCTTAGTTCTTGCAAAGGAGTAAGCTATGAGTTACGAGCTAAACAAGACTTACTACTGGCAGCATAGACCTGTAGTGCTGAAATCTATCTGGATGGAAGAGGGGAAACTGTATGGAGCTGTAAGTTATACAGGCCCGTTTGGACACGGTGCTGGGTATCAAGTAGTACGACTAGAAAACCTACAATTAGTTCTAAAAGTAAGAAAGAAAGTAAACCTAACACTTAAATTGTTAGAAACCAATGAGTTGCAAGTTGAGTTTGTAAACTATCAAGTACCAGAAGCTGAAAAAGAACTATACTATCAAGTCACTTTCGAAGTAGAGGTGGAAAACAATGCCCAAGTATAAGTTTAAAGTAGGCCAAGAAGTGTACCCTGTTGGGTTGAAACGAGTGTTTGTAGAAGGTGGTAAACATCATCAAAAGTGGACAGGTAAGATTGTATCTAGACATTACTGTGATGTTCGAGAGACTAACGTTTACCTTGTCAAAACTACACTAGGTATGCTAATGGCGCATGAACGAAGCTTAACAGCTCAGAAAGAAAAGCAACTGTGCTATCTGTTGATTCGTGATATCAACGATTACGTGAAGTATGATGAAAAACCAGAAGTAATTCCAGAAGGCTCAAAGCTAATCTCACTAAGGATGATACCTCATGACTAACCTGTTCTTTGTGTATGGTACTTTGAAGAAAAATCAAGGTAACCATATTCTTCTAAAAGACTGTAAGTATTTAGGTAAAGGGTTAACTCTAAGTAACTACACTGTTTATCACATGGGTTTTCCACAGGCTATGCCTTACAATGATGGATTACCCTTACTAGGAGAGTTATATGACGTTTCTTCTGATGAAGTCGTGAGAGCTTTAGATCGTCTTGAGAGCAACGGTCACTTCTATACTCGTGTGATCAGAGACGTAAAGATCCTTGATTTCTTTGAGGAAAAAGTAAAGGCTTGGATTTATGAGGTGCCTGACGGTCGTTATGGTGGAGGTGCTCCTTGTCCAGTAAACGAAGAACATCAAGCTTATGAGTGGAAACGATGAATATCTTTGCTACACATTCTAGTCCAAGGCTCTGCGCTCTTTGGCTAGACGACTTACGAGCTAACAAGATGATTCTTGAATCTTGTCAGCTGTTGTCTACTACTATCAACACTGTGCATCCTGATCATGGGTTAAAGACCTACAAAAACTTCAATCCTAATCATCCTTGTGGGTTGTGGACTCAAGCTAGTAGGCAAAACTTTGCTTGGCTACTAGAGCATACTCGTTGGTTGCTAGAGTTGCGAGGTAAAAAAGATCACAAGTGCTACACTAACTACAACTTGTGTAAAGAGTGGTTAACTACAAACTTTTGGAGGTTGCCTAACAACGATGTAATGACCTTTCAAAATTGTGCTGCAAATGAAGGAGCAGGAATCAACTACAAGAATGTAAAAGACGTACATCTAGCTTATCGTCTTTATCTAAACCATCGTTGGAAAGAAGACAAGAAACCACCTACTTGGTCAACAGGTGAAAAGCCAAACTGGTGTGACCTACCATAAGAGGAAATAATTTGGATCTACTTGCAGCTATTCTTTTGCTTTGTCTTGTACAATTCATTGCAAAGAAACAACAGTAAGTCAGATCTAATTATGATTACCTAAAACAGGCACGGAAGTGAATACCTAAGAAGGGGTAATATTAGATGACTAAGAAACTCGAAGATGCTACCTTCTCTAAACTAGTCCAAGATATCGACAAAAAGTGGGGACATACCTATGAAAGCGTGAAAGAGGAAGATCTAGTGTTAGAAGCAGCCGAAAAGGCTGGTTGGGATGGTGGACTACTTATCCTAGAAGAAACACCTAAAAAATAATAAAACAAAGAGGAAAACTCTTGTCAGAAAACTCTATTTTAAAAGCACTTATTGACGATTTTAATTTTCGTAAAGCTACTCTTAGGGCTGACAGAAACCAATACACCCACTTTCTTAAAGATGAAGACGCACGTAGAATTATTTTGTTCTCGTTTGGTCACATCATTAAGGGTGTTGAGCGGAAAGCTACGTTGGTTGATCTGGCAGTTACCCTAGGCCGTAGAGTACGACAAAAACTAAGGTTGTCTCGTAACAGTACTGCAGCTTGCCATGTTGGCTTCTTTGTGCTAGTCTCATTCTTTGAGATTGGCCTTTTAGAGTACAAACTAGTTAAGACAGATAAGAAGGGTCGTCGTTCTAAGTACCTTACTTATACTGTTAGCGTTAAAAACAAGAAAGCCTTGTTCGAGCTTTGGGAGGAGTTAAACACTGAAGAAGAGATTGATCTTTTCCCAGTCAATACTCCTCCTGAACCTTGGACAGGACCTATGCATCCTCTTGGCTACTCTATCATCAAGAAGTCTAGCCCTGAGATTACTAGTAAGATCAACAAAGAAGAGCATCAGATGTTATTTGATGTTCTAAACAAACTCGGGTCAACTCCTTGGATAATCAACAAGCCTCTTCTGGATGTTATTGAGTATTACATGGAAGCACCTGAGGAAGGAAACCCTCTAAAATACAAACAAGAAAAGGACTTCGAGAAAAAAGAGAGTCTTTACATCGAGTTGAGTTCTATTCAGCGATTAGCTAAAAAGAATATCGACAAGGTGTTCTACCATCTTTACAATACAGATTTTCGAGGCCGACTGTATCCTAACACTGCTTTCCTTCATGAGCAGTCTAGTGATAACGCTAAGTCTCTTTTACTCTTTGCTAATGGGCAACCTATTGGTGAGGAGGGTCTGTATTGGATGCTGATTCATGGTTCTAATACTTGGGGTAATGACAAGTGCTCTCTTGATGACCGAGCAGAGTTTTGCCTTCAGAACTATGACTTGTTTCTGTCTTATGCTAGTGATCCTACTCAGAACACTGGCTGGATGAAAGCAGATAAGCCCTTCAGTTTCTTAGCTTTCTGCATGGAACTGAAGTTGCTACAAACTTGGTGTGAAGCAGGTAACGAACAAGAGTTGTTTGTTTCTCACTTACCTCTGTTTATTGACGGTTCAAACAATGGTTCTCAGCATCTTACAGCAATGTCAAAAGATGAAGAGCTAGCCCCTTATGTGAACCTAGTACCTAGTGAAGTTCCAGGAGATCTGTATGCTCTTGTAGCTGAGAAAGTTTGGAAACGACTTGAAGAACTAGAAATGCGTATCCCTAGCGTGATTTATAATCAACTAGACTACGTTCTTGAAGAAGCAGAGCGTCTGCAAAAGGAGTATGATGAAGCACCAGCTGGATCCGAACGGAAAGCATTGGCCTATACTTCAGTTCAAACCTGGAGAAACAATAATCGTAAACTACGAGAAGCTCTTTATCCCGTCTATTGGAATCGTATCAAAGACTTAAAAGTTCGACGAAAGATTACCAAACGTCCTACAATGACTTCAGCCTATGGAGCTGTACCTTATGGTATGGGTCAACAAGTCTGGGATGATACTCGCACTATCAATGAGTATCTTGGTCGTCAAGAAAAACTCTGGGCGTCTATGCTAGGTCGTGAGTTACATGCTGCTTGTTATGAAGACTTAAAAGGTCCCGGTGGGCTTCTAAAGTTGTTCGAGCAAGTTGCTGACCAGTATAATGAAAAACATGAGTACATGGCTTGGAAGTCACCTGTGACTAACTTCCCTGTAGTTCAAAACTATCGTCAACCAACAAGTAACCGTACTTGGTTATCTTATGGTGATGCTCGTTTTCATGTTGTAGTTGAAAACTGGGAAGAGTCTACTCTAGACAAAGACTCCCAGAAACTCGGTGCCTCTCCAAACATTGTTCACAGTCTTGATGCTGTGCACATGTCTATGGTAGTGCATGCTGCTAGCTTTGATGTAGCTGCTATCCACGACTCTTGGGGTACTACTGCTGGCTCTATGGGAAAACTTTTTACTTTAGTTCGTGAAAAGTTTGTAGAGCTATACGAAGCTGATCCACTAAAGCACGTTCTAACTCAGTTAGGTTGTGCTTCAATGTTACCTAAACGGGGAAATCTTGATATCAAGAAAGTTCTTGAGTCTGATTTTTGCTTCTGTTAACCACCTCTTAACGTTAAAGCAGAAAGCTGAAAAACCGCTTTTTGTTTGTCTAACTATGTATAAAAATAAGAAAAAGGAAATGTCTAATGGCTATTATTAACAACGTTGAAATTCACTGGGTAAAGTGTGATCCTGCAAAACCTGAGCGTTATCAAGGCAAAGGTCCAGCTAAGTTCTCGATTCAACTTCGTGTACGTGACAAGAAGGTAAAAGAGGCTTATGAAAAGGATTATGGTTTCAAGTTTTCTCCTATGGAAGTAGATGATAAAGTTATCTACAAAACCAGTATCTCTCGCTATGCTTATGGTTCTGGTCCAGACGGTAATGAAGATCTAACAAAACCAAACAAACCAGTCAACGTTATTCTTGCTGATGGTACTCAGCTAGATCCAAACACTGTTGGCAATGGCTCAATTGCTAACGTTAGCTTCTTTACGAAAGAAGATAAGTCTGGTCGTACACTAAAAGGTATCCAAGTTACTAAGCTAATCAAGTTCGAAGCTCGTGGAGACGACGATGAATTTGAGCTAACAGATAACTTCGAAGTTATCGATCCAAACAACTCAGAGAATGACCCTTACTAAGGAGCACTAAATGACCGTCTATTTGGCTGGGCCAATTGAAGGCGTATCTCTAGAGGAAGCAACAAAGTGGCGGGAGACTGCCACTAACTTCTTTTTTAAGCATAAAATTCCTACACTAGACCCTACTCGACGTAAAAAGTTTCATGATCAACCTTACTCCAGAAATCTAGCAAACAAAATTGTTAGAATGGATCTTAACGATATTTGTGAATCAAATGTTATTCTTATGAATCTTAAAGATCGAGGAGCAGGTAAAGCTTGGGGTACTATTTGTGAGTTGATTCTTGCTTATAACGAGGGTAAAACAATTGTTGTTGTGCTAGAAGAAGGATTTAAACATCCTTTTGTCGATGTTTTTGCAACAGAGTTACACCACACACTTGAAGACGCACTGGAAGCAACTTTAGCTTATTACAGGTAATCATGTCTCTCAAAAGAAGAAACTCAAACTGGGAATTCTCAATTCATGTTAATCCTGACAAGGGTCCTAATCGTGTATGCTTTGATCCGACAGAGGCTCAAAGATTTTTTCGTAAAACGTTAAAGAGTAATCGACTTAAAACAGAACCGTTAGTTAAGGTTAAACACTTAGCCACAGGGCTAGTTTGGGAAACTGAAGACTATGAAGAACTAAACGAATTTATCTGTGTCTTAGTAGACAGAGTAGGAGTAAGACAACATGGCTGACGCAATTAACCCTAAACACTATCAGGGTGTGTTAGTAATTCCTAAGGATCGAGTAACCTATCATACTGATATCGATGGCAACATCACTCTTCAATACATTGAAGTTATGGAGTATATCATGACTCAGGAAGAGTTCCAAGGTCACCTTAAAGGTCAAGCGTGGAAGTACATGCTTCGACTTGGAGGAAAAGATGATGAAGTTCAAGAGTTAGGTAAGTCTGCGTGGTACATCGAATATCTTCGTAGTGTCTATAAACGGATGAAACAATGAGCTTTCTAAGAACAGTCAATAATCTCTGTGAAGCTAAACTTAAAGAACTTAACTTCGGAGGTAAGTTTTTTAGTTCTCACATACTGTGTAACTCTTTTATTGCAGGGGGAGCAATTATCTCTGTTTCTAAAGAAGAAAAGATTAAAGATTATGACTTGTTTGTAACTAAAGGAACTTCTGCAGTAACACTATTTAACTCTCTAGTGCAAAGAGTTCCAGGAGGTAGTAACTTTCAATTGGAAGTAACTAAAGACGAAAAGAATCCTAACTTAGAAAGAGGGACTCTTAAGTCAGCTGTAGTTCAATGGCCTCAAGAGAATGTAAAGAGTTTAGAGGATATGATTGACGAGTTTAACCAAAACTGTAAAAGTTTCAAAACTTCAGGTCGATCTCACAAGGTTGTTCCTGCTTACTTGTCTAAGAATGCTCTAACGCTAAACAACGGAATTCAGCTGATTTTCCGGTTTATCGGAGAACCAAAAGAAGTCTTCACTACCTTTGACTATGAGCATTGCAAAGTATACTGGCGTCCTAATCCGCTAGGTCTGTTACTTGGTACTGTAACCTATGAAGGTCGTAGTCAAGAGTCTATCGCTAAGAACGAGTTGATCTACACTGGAAACACTCGTTTCGTGTTGTCGGCAGTTAGTCGGTTGAATAAGTTTATTAAGAGAGGTTGGGGTATTAGCCCTTCTTCTTTGTTGTCTTTAGCTGTGTCTTCTAGTAAAGTAGACTGGGCTAACCGACAAGCTCTTGAAGAGGAGCTGCTCGGTATCTATGGTATTGAAAACAAAACATTAAAACAAATCCTTGAGATGTGTTCTACAGAAGATAAAGTAGATCTAGACAAGGTTGTCCAAGTACTCGGAGAAGTATAATAATGCTAGAAAAATTTGTCGTTGTTCGTGATCGTGATAGCTATAAGGGTGGTACAGGTTATAGTGGTCCTCTCCTACGTCAGCTAGGGTTTCCAGAGGGTCCTTATATCCACGGTACCGCTAAAATTCTTGTGAACCAACTACGTTCAATCAGCTCAGAAAAGTTTAAGATTGTAGACTATGTTACCAACTAAACAAGTAGTATTTGACCTCGAGACCAATGGTCTGTTACATGAGGCAGAAACTATTTGGATTTTTGTAGCTGAAGACTTAGTTACTGGTGAGCAGACAGTTTTCTCGGACGAAGACAAAGACGCTAAACCACTTAAAGAACTCCCTGCTTTTCTAGATTCCTGTAGGATGCTAGCAGGTCACCATATCCTTATGTATGATGTGTTGATCTTAGAAAAACTGTTAGGCTGGAAACCCAAACAGAATCAGAAACTAGTAGATACTATGGTCATGTCCCAAGTCCTTAACTATAAACGTTTTGGATTTGGTCATAGTCTAGAGAAGTGGGGTGAGTTTTTTGGTTATCCAAAGAAGGAGCATGAAGACTGGTCACAATACAGTCCTGAAATGCGTGAACGGTGTGTAACAGACGTAAAGTTAAACGTGATGGTTTATAACTATCTCGTTAAAGAGTTGAACTCTAGAAAGAACAAAGAAAAGTTAAAACTAGGGTTAAAAGCAGAACATGGTACTTCCCGCTTTGTGGGGCGTTCTATTCTTCATGGTTGGCCTTTTGATATTGAAAAAGCAAAAGAAGTCAAAGCAAAACTTGAAGAAGAAATGGGTAAGATTGAAGACTACATCAATCCTAAACTAAAACTAAAGTTAGCTCAAATGGACAGAGATCCTGAGTTCAAGTCACCTGCTTGGGTTAAGACAGGAAACTATGCAGCAAGAACAGCTGGATGGTTTGAGTTTGATCCAGTTAGAGGACAAGAAGACGATCGTCCTGTGTGGGGAGACTACTGCAGAGTAGAGGCTGTTCACCCTGATATCGGGTCTATGGAGTCTGTTAAGGCGTTGCTGTATGAGCAAGGTTGGGAGCCTGACGAGTGGAACTACGTTAAAGATGCTAAGGGTAACTTGGTCAAGTCTAGCCCAAAGTTAACCACTGCTTCACTAGAGCCACTAGGTGAGCTAGGGTTGATGGTTGACCAATACTATACTCTTCGTTCTAGGCATTCTATCTTGAAGACTTGGATGGAAGAGAACTTAACTGAGTATAACCGAATTCATGGTGATTGCTTTGTTATCGGTACACCTACTGCACGTTCTAGGCATGGTATCATTGCTAACATTCCGTCAGCAGATGCTACTTTTGGTCCTGAGATTCGTAGTTTGTTCTCTAGTCCACCGGGCTATGTCATTGTTGGTGCAGACTCTAAGGGTAACCAAAACCGTGCTCTAGCCCACTATCTAAACAATGCTGCCTATACAGAAGCTATTTGTACAGGTGACATTCATGACTTCAACCGAAAGATTCTTGAGTCTATTGTTGGACCTATGGGACCAGACGGACGTAAGCGAGCTAAGGCTTTCTTCTACGCTCTGATCTTCGCAGGTGGTGCAGGCAAACTAGCGTTGATCGTTACAGGTCGTCGTGATGCCTCTGTTGGGCAAAAGATTAAAGATGAATTCCTCAGAAAAATCCCAGGCTTAAACGAGTTAGTTACTAAACTAGAGAAGATGTTTGACGCTACTAACTCTAAAACTGGTAAAGGTTACATCATGGCACTAGATGGTAGACCGATCTACATGGAAGGTAAGCGACTTGCTTTGAACTACCTACTACAGTCTTTTGAAAAAATCACTGTAGCTTCTGCTATTGATCAACTACAAACGAGGCTTGATGAAGGAGGGTTTGACTGGCAACCTCTAATTGTTTATCATGATGAGTGTCAGTTTCTTGTTCGAGAAGACCAAGCTGAAGCAGCTAAAGAACTAGCTCTTGAAGCTTTTAGAGAAGCACCAAAACAACTAGGAGCAATGATTATGGATGGCTCTGCAGCTATCGGTAAAAACTGGTATGAGACACACTAATGTCTAAGTATGGAATGACTCGAGAAGAGTATGAGTTATTTAAAGGTAAAGCACAGGTAGATCCACCTGAAACTTGGATCTCCTATGGCTGGAATAACAGCTTCAATGATGAAGTTGAAATTAAACACTTCCCTAACGATCTAGTTGCAAGAGCCTACTTTGCAGCTATGCAAGAAAACAACTATTATAAATTAGAAGGAATCAACTAATGGCTAACGTAATCCGCGCACAATTTCGAAATCAAGATGGTCGTCTAAACATCGACAAAGGTGTTCTAACCTTTTACGGTGGTGACAAGCCTGTAAAGTGGGATATCACTAAGCGTGAAACTACTGAGTTACTCCGTGAGTTTCTAAGCACTGCTTATACACTAGGTAAGCTGCCTTCACGTGGTATTGTACACAAAACACCTAAAAATTCCTTTGGTTGGAATGTAACGACTCCTTTTGTAGAACGTTATGATCTGCAAAATGAAAAACATTACACTCTGCTTCCAGGCACTAAACACACTAAAGACATCCTCTCAGCTATGGTCCGTGCAAATGTCAAGTAAAGCTATCTATCCTGAGTACTACACTAAAGAAGAGTACGAAAAGGAACTAGATAAAACTCTAAAACTGGGGTGCGTTGAACACGCACTCCTTTTTTACCATTTCTGTCAATATTGTGCTCTTCGTAATGAAGACTTTATTTCGACAGAAAAATATTACGACCTTTGTGATTTTCTCACAGATAACTTGTTATCTATTCACAAGAATTTACAAGAGTTCGTTGTCTATAACGATATCTTGGTTTATACTTGTAAGTTAGAGCCTGTAAAGCAAGGTGAGACTTTTACTAAAGGAAAACACTTAATCGAAGGTATTGAAAACCTTATTGGTCAACTCGATGAGCGAATCGATATTGACTACAAGTTAGAGGTAGTGGAAGAATTTGATAGCGTTAATTGATGGTGATGTTCTACTTCACGCAACACTCTGGGAGACTAGTAACTATGAAGATGCCTTGTCTAAACTACTATACAACATTGAAGATTACACTGATGGGGCCTTCTGCAATGAATGCGTCATTGCTGTTGGTCCGTTAAACGGTAAGAACTACCGAGACGACTTGTACCCTGACTACAAACAAACTCCTATGCGAGTAAAAGGTCGTGGTGAACGTCCTGAACACTTTGCTAAGGTAAAAGAGTACTTGTACTCACTAGAGAATGTTGTAGTTGGAGACAACATAGAAGCAGATGACCTGCTAGGTATTCTTAGTAGACAGCTAGGTGAAGACTGTGTCATTGTTACTGTTGACAAAGACATGGATCAGTTGTCTGGTAAGCACTACAATCCTAAGTATAATCGAGAGCGTTACTATATTCTCGATCAAGAACAAGCAGATCGGTTCTTCCTAAAGCAGTTGCTTATGGGAGACGCAATGGATAAGATTCCAGGCTTACCTAAGTATGGACCTATCAAGGCAGAAAAGATCATCGACTCGTATGACACTGTGAAAGAGGCAGCTAGTGCTGTTCTTGATCATTACTTTCTTACCTATGATAAAGACTGGGAGAGCTACTTCTTATCTAACGGAAAGCTACTTTGGTTACAACGTAAAGATTATGATTGGTTTACTCTAGACACCTTCAAGGAGAGTTTCCTAAATGATCGTACTGGAATTCCGGCTTAAAGACCTAGGTTACGCTTGTGTTACACGTCAAGAAAAGACAGAAAAACGACCAGTTACCTATAAAGTAGAACTGTGGGATAAAAATAAATTTTACCACTCTAAAACTTTTTACAACTTTGAGCAAGCAGAGTTGCACTACTGGGAACAATTGAAAAAGGAATTTTTATGAACTTAGCGAGGTTGCATTACTAAACAAGGCCATTGGGATTGCACAGGTTTAAAACTAGATCCTGCTGGTGCAATCGGCTTTGTTTACATGATAGTTTATACCGAAACTAACCAAAAGTATATCGGTAAAAAGAACTACAAAGGTAGGGGCAAGTTGAATAAAGGTCAGGCTTCCAACTGGAAGACTTACACAAGTTCTAGCTCCTACCTTAACGACTTAATAAAAGAGAAAGGTAAAGACAAGTTTGAGTTTATCATACTTGAGGAGTATCATACTGTTGGAGGTTTAAGCTTTGCAGAGACTTGGAGTCAGGTTTTTGTAGAAACACCAAGTAACAACGATGAATTCATGAATCGTTTCATTGATAAAGTAACTTGGAAAGTAACAGAACCTGTAACAGCTCGTCATAAGCGGAGGTTAAAACACTACATGAAGAAGTACAAGTATGTTTGAATATGTGGTTTATCTACCAGTGATTTGGTTTTTTATCTGCTACGTGCAAACTCACCGTCAAAGGGCAATTGTATACAAAGAGCTAGAGTACAACCCTGTAGTTTTCTTTAACTATAAAGAGGTTACCTTTGATAAGCATTTAACTAGACTGTTGACCTTTAACTGGAATTGGAGGCGTTGGTACTATGAAAGCAAGTAAAGAACTAGTTGATTGGTTAACAAAACAAACCTATGACCATGAAGGTTTCCCTCGTACAAATGAGGAACTTTTAGGTATTAGTGTAGGGACACTTCGAACTCTAATTGCTATTGTAACCTTTAAAGAAAAAGAATTTAATCGGGAACCTGATGGGAAAAGTATTACATCGTAACCAACCTTGCCTTCGTTGTGCTTCTAGTGATGCTGCTCAAATTTATGAGGAAGGTCCAGCTCACTGCTTCTCTTGTAAAGCCTCTTATGACTACAACAAAGAGTATGCAAAGAAACACGATAAAGGAGAGATCGTCTATAAAACAGACAACTACCGAAGAAGTCACTACAAAAAAGAGATTGCCCTTGAAGATGTGATGGTGTTACCTTCTAGGGGATTTTCTGAGAGACTTATTACTAAAGCAGTATCCGAATTTTTTAATGTTAAGGCTTCTTATGATGAGAAAGGAGACGTAGACCGTTATTACTTTCCTTTCCCTGATTCTACAGGTACGGTTACTGCTGGATACAAAACTAAAAATCCTAAAGATAAATCAGACACTTACGCTATCGGAGAAGCTAAAAACCTTTTCGGCATTGAGCACTTCATGAATGGCGGTAAGCGTATTGTTATCACTGAGGGAGAAGAGGATGCACTCGCGGTTGCACAGACTAGTCTACTTAAGTATGGTAGCATCTATCCTGTTTGTTCTATGGGAGGAGTTAATCAAACTAATTATCTTCTAAAGAATCGTGACGTACTTCGAAAGTTCAACGAGATTGTTATCTGGTTTGATGCAGATGAACAAGGTCAAAAAGCATCTAAAGAAGCTGCAAAGATTCTTGGAGCTGACAAAGTAAAGATTGTCAAGGCTAATGAAAAAGATGCTTGTGACACACTAAAGAAGTATGGATCAGAGGAAGGCACTAAGAAAGCTTGGGCTTACATCTGGGATGCTAAACCCTACAGTCCTTCTGGTATTATTGCTGGTGAAGAGACTTGGGAACGTTACAACGAGTTTAAAAACCTAGAGTTTGTTCCTTGGCCTCCTTTCCTTAATCGACTAAATGAGTTGACTCATGGTCGTGCACTAAGCACTATTACTATGATTGCTGCTGGTACTTCAATCGGTAAGTCTACTATGCTTCGAGAAGATATCTTTCATCTTCTAAAAACAACTGAAGAAAAAATCGGTTGTATCTTCCTTGAAGAAGATGTAGGCGAAACTGTTGGTGGTATCATGGGTTTGTATCTGAACAAACGTTTAGGACTTCCAGGAGTAGAGATCACAGAAGAAGAAGAGCGTAAAGCTTGGGAATCTACTGTAGGTCTACCTAACCGTGTTATTCTTCTTGATCATCAAGGCTCTGTTAGCGATAACGGGTTGATAGACAAGATTGAATACATGGCTTTAAATGGTTGCCGTTATATTTATCTAGACCATATTACTATCGCAGTATCGGAGACAGAAGATGGCAATGTTAACGCTGCAATCGATCGATTCATGTCCGATCTACTTAAGATCGTTAAACGCCACAACATTTGGGTCGGAGTTGTATCGCATCTTAGAAAAGTTAAGTCGGGGGAAGACTCATTTGAGTCAGGTGCTCCAATTAGTGAAGATGACCTTAAAGGCTCTGGATCACTTAAGCAAATCTCCTTTCAGACTATTGCGATTTCAAGGAACAAGCTTGCAGAAAATGAGCTGGTTCGAAATCGTAGTCAAATCTACCTTCTCAAAGACCGGAAAACCGGAAATACAGGTCCTGCAGGTGCGTATCGATTCAACTCAGCTACAGGTCGCCTTGAAGAAGTTGAGAAAAAAGATGAGGACGACTTTGAAATAATTACAACAGAGGTAGCATAAAGTGACTCAGCTAGAAAAATTACAAGTGTTTGATATTGAGGCTACTTTAGATTTAGCTGCTGAGTTCAATACTCTTTATGGAACTTCTAAAAAGTTTAACCGAGCTAAGCTGAGAAGGATCTTAGAAGCTTCTCTCGTTTACGATAAAAACTACTACTGCTCTGTTTTAAAAGAAGAGAACAAGCTAGTAGGATTGCTAGTTGGTGTTGCTAGCGAAGGAATCTACTTTGATGATGTACTTGCCTCAGAGTTAGGTTGGTATGTCAAGCCTGATTACCGAGGGCGTAAGAGCCTAGCTATGCTTAAAGACTTTGAAACGTGGGCTAAAGAAAAAGCTAAAGCAGATTTTGTAGTTATGACTTATACTAGTAAGATGAGTAACTTAGGTCTGCTTTATACTAAGCTTGGTTATGAGGCTATCGAGTTCACTTACAAGAAAGCTTTGTAATGATAAAGGTAAAAGCTTGCAAATGGAAATTCCATGACATTCTGATTAATACCTTAAGAAAAGTTTATGTCTGCGAAACTTGTGGTGAAAAGTTAATAGTTGAACAGTATCAGTTACCCCCAACACTAGACACAAAAGTGGAATGCAAAAATGAATAAGCAGCAATACTACCTTCTAAAGCTAGCAGAAGAAGCAGCAGAGCTAGCTCAAGTAGCTATCAAGTGCGCTCAGTTTGGTATGGATGAAGTTCATCCTAACACTCTTGAGAAAAACTATGAAGCTCTTATTAAAGAGTGGAACGATGTCTGCGCTTGTGCTATTCTTGTTGAAGGTGAAGATCCTCGTTTTGAGTATGACCCTAACGCAGATCTACTTGATATGAAGTTTGTAAAGATTGAAAAGTATCGTAAGATTTCAATGGGTAATGGGATGAGTCATGACTAAGTTATACATCGCAGTACTAGATGAATTCCCTGACTACATGGTCCCCACTCTTGTAGCTCATGCTGTTCTTGGTGCTCATCTAACTTTTGAATTTAAGAAAGACTATGAAGATTGGATTGATAACAGTTTCAAAAAGTGTGTAGTTCGTGTAAATCAAAAAGAATTTGATAAAATTGCGGAGTTACCTGATGTATACTTAGCACATGAGAACCGTACACTAGAAGCACGTAAGGCTTGTGCAGTAGTTTGCCCTCGTGCGGAATATCCTAACGTACTGAAGTTTGCAAAGTTATGGAGTCCTAAGAATGGCGCATGATATCTGGGTTACTTCTGACACTCACTTCTTTCACGACAATATTATCCAGTACTGTGGTCGTCCTTTTGCTAATGCAGAGTTAATGAATGAGTGCCTTATTGATAACTGGAACTCTGTAGTAAAGCCCGGTGATAAGGTCTATCATCTTGGTGATGTTGGTATGGGTAAGAACTGCTATGAAGAGCTAGGTAGTCTACTAAGTAAGCTACATGGATCTAAACGGTTGATCGTAGGAAACCATGATGATATTCCATTCTTGTCAAAAGGTGGATGGTTTAAAAAAGTTTCTATGTGGCGAGTCTTTACTGAATGGAACCTTCTACTGACTCATGTCCCTATTCATGAAGCTAGCATCCATGAGCGTATTGTTGTAGCTGGTGGTGTTAATGTTCACGGGCATATCCATAATAACGATAGCCCTCCAGGTCCTTACTTTAACGCTTGTGTAGAACAGAATGACTACAAACCGATTGCGATCGAAGAAATCCTTGCTAAGTATAAAAAACTTCAAGGTAACAAAGACTAACCCTAACATGCTTGTGCCGTGGTATCTGATCACGGCCTACGCATACTACATACTAGACGAGAGTCTTATCACTGATGCTAAGTTCGACACGATGGCAAAAGAGCTGTTAGCAAACTATGACACTATAGAGCATAGGCATAAACAGTTGATAGATAAGGAAAATTTAGCTGCTGGAACGCTACTACTTGCTGAAGAAGATTACCCACTTATTGTAAAGGATATCGCAAATGAGCTTGTGGGACAAAGCAGCCGAGCTGCTGGAACTTGATAGAACCTATGTAAAGCAGCAGTTCTATATTGCTGTTTATACAAAAATCCATAATAAAGAACAAGAACGTATTGTAACAACAGTACTGAAACTTGGTTCACCTCTTAGCTATAAAGCAGAGACAATTTACAATAAGAAACGACGAGGGAACTATGGGCTTATTCGACAAACAGGTATCACGGAAACCTAATAACTATCCGGAAACACAACAATTCATCGATGCTATGTGGTCAGGCTTTTGGACTAGTAATGAATTTTCATTCAAGTCCGACTATGCTCAGTTCAAAACTCAATTAACTGAAGAAGAAAAAGAAGTAGTAGTACGCACTCTTTCTGCTATCGGTCAAATTGAAGTAGCTGTCAAAAGCTTTTGGGCACAGCTAGGTGATCACTTACCCCATCCTGCTATTAAAGACTTAGGTTATGTTATGGCTAACTCAGAAGTCATTCATAACATTGCTTATGAGAAGTTACTTACAGTTCTAGGTTTAGAAGCGGTATTCGAAGAGAATCTAAAGAAAGATGTCGTAGCTAACCGTGTCAAGTATCTACAAAAGTACCTTGAAAAGAAATATAAAGATGATAAGAAACAGTATGTCTATGCTATCTGTCTCTTCACTCTGTTCGTAGAAAACGTATCTCTTTTCAGTCAGTTCTATACTATGATGCACTTTAACCGTTTTGATAACGTGTTAAAAGATGTAGCACAACAAATCCAGTATACTCGAAATGAAGAAATGCTTCATGCACAAGTTGGTATCTATCTTATCAACAAACTGAAAGAGGAATATCCTGAGCTATTCGACGAAGAACTCAAACAAAGGATTAAAGAGGAATGCCAAGCAGCTTATGAAGCTGAAGCTAAAGTTATCGACTGGATCCTACAAGGGTACACTAACAAACACTTATCACAGGACATTCTAAAAGCCTATATTAAAAGACGTATTAATGACTCTATGGAACAGATTGGGTTTCCCAAACTAGAAGAGTCAACAGAAGAAAAAGAATTAGTAAAGCAAACACTTTGGATGGAAGAAGAAACACTAGGGTCTAACATGACAGATTTCTTTCACAAGCGTCCAGTCGAGTATGCTAAAAACAACAAAAGTTTCGATCTAGAGGATATTTTTAAGTGATGCAAGAACCTTGGTACTGGGTAACAAAAGATACTGTCGATTTTATGTCTAAAGGAGGTAGCTATCTTCGTAACGGAGAAACGGTACAACAACGAGTAGGAAACATCGCTAAACGATTCGGTGTAGTTGTTTCTAACATGCTAGTTGAGGCTGACTACAAGTTTGTAGATCAGTTAGAGGCTAAATTCTACGACTACATGTCACGAGGCTTCTATAGTCTAGCCTCTCCTGTGTGGTCAAACTTTGGTCGTGAAGGACTACCTATCAGTTGCAATAACGTTTATGTTCCGGATGACATGGGTGGTATTCTTGAAAAAGTAGCAGAAGTGGGGATGCAAACAAAACATGGAGCAGGTACTAGCGGCTATCTTGGTCACATTCGTCCTAGGGGGACTCCTATTAGGTCTGGTGGTTCAGCTGACGGTCCTGTACATTTTGTGGAAATGTTTCAGACGACCACAAGCGTCATCAGTCAAGGCACTACACGTCGCGGAGCCTGGGCGGGCTACCTTGATGTCGAGCACCCAGACATTCACGAGTGGCTCAACATGCGAGAAGAAGGATCACCGATTCAGGACATTTCGCTAGGGGTCTGTATTACAGACGCTTGGATGCAATCTATGCTTGGTGGTGATAAAGACAAACGTAAGGTATGGGGAGCTATTATTCGTAAACGTTTCGAATCTGGCTATCCTTATATCTTCTGGACAGACACAGTAAATAATGCAGCCCCAGAGGTCTATAAGGCTCTAGGGCGTAAAATCTACTCAAGCAACCTGTGTTCAGAGATTGCATTGTCTTCAACAGAAGATGAATCTTTTGTTTGCGACTTGTCTTCAATGAACATGGCTACTTGGGATGAATGGAAGGAAACAGATGCAGTTGAAGTCTTGGCTTTCTTCCTCGATGCTGTTATGGAAGAGTACATTGAAAAAACCGCTAACATCAGGTTTATGGAAGCGGCTCGTAATTTCGCTATTAAGCAACGCGCTCTCGGGATTGGTACTCTTGGGTATCATAGCTTACTTCAGTCTAAACTACTAGCCTTTGAATCAGAAGAAGCACGTGATCTAAACCGAACTATTCACAACTTTATTAACATCAGATCACTAGCTGCTTCTAAAGAAATGGCTAAGTTGTTTGGTGAGCCTGAACTACTGAAAGGTTATGGTCGTCGTAATGTCACTCTCATGGCTATTGCTCCTACTACTAGCTCAAGTTTTATCCTTGGTGCTGTATCTCCTAGTATTGAACCACTTGCTAGTAACTACTTCACGAAAGATCTTGCAAAAGGGAAATACACCTACAAAAACCCCTACCTTCAAAGTGTCCTCGCAACTCATGAAAAAGATACTGAAGAGGTATGGCGATCAATCCTCATCCGTGGAGGTTCAGTCCAACACCTCGAGTTTCTCAGTGAGCACGAAAAAGAAGTTTTCAAAACCTTCGGAGAAATCTCACAACTAGAAATTGTAATTCAAGCAGCAGATCGGCAAAAGTATATTGATCAATCGCAATCTCTTAATATTACTGTGCATCCTAATTCCCCTCCAAGTGATGTCCATGATCTTCTTGTTATGGCTTGGCACCTAGGAGTAAAGACGATGTACTACCAACGATCAACTAACCCTGCTCAAGAGTTAGTTCGAAACTTGTTAACTTGCTCATCTTGTGAGGCATAATGTACTACTTTATTACAAGAGATACTCCTCGTTGTGTTTACTGTGAAATGGTAAAGAATCTTGCTAAAAAGGCAGGATTAGACTACAAAGAGTTATCATTAGAATCTATGATTGAGTTTATGCAAGAGAATGGTTTAAAAACAGTTCCTGTAGTATTCAAAGATGCTGTATCTATGGAAAACTACATCGGAGGTGCTACAGAGTTTCAACGTCATGTCTACTCTGTATGAAGAATGGTGTTCCCTTAAACGAGGAGACATCATTAAAATCGAAGGAGAAAAAGTAGAAAGAATCGTAAGTCATTCTATTGGTCTAAGAGATTCTTGGGTTATAACTTTCCAAGATGTTTATCTTGTCGTGCTAATGGAAGATGAAAAGAAACTTCTTACTTTTGAAGTTGTTGGCCGCTATGTTTGCGGTAAAGACAAAGAACTACCCTCAACAAAGGCCCAGTGAAAACTGGGCTTTTTACTTAACCTAGCTAAGAGGTCCTAAAATGGATATTCAAACTGTACTACGTCAACATGCTGAAGGCTTTTACGATCAAATCTTTGAAGGTTATAGAAATAGCACTTATGCTATGACAGGTTATGTTGCTCACAATGATGATCCAGAAGGTAGTTATCGGACTAGAGGTATAGTCCAAGGAGCTTGCCATGCAGCAGTAAATAGTGCAATCTATCGAGACAAAGCTCTTGCTGTTATTACTATGGCAGATAACAAACTAGTAGACAACCAAGGTGCAATTCAATTCTACGACTGGCTAATTAATAAAAGCTTCTTCTCTGATGTGTTTCTTTGTAAAGACCCAGTACTAAGTCTTCGTTATGGTTTCGTTAAACGAGTAGACGTATCCGCGGCTAAGTGGTTAGGTGCTGCTCAGTTAGCTCGTTTAAGTACTAGTGAGTTTAAAAAGTTTATGCATGCAGTCTATGATATTCTAGCCTCAGGCTATGATATTCACCCTATGCTACTGCTACTCGTAGCTACTGAGCTAAATCTTGTTTCTGACAAGAAAACTGTCAAGGCAACACGAACTCCAAGAGTAAAAAGTCTTCGTGATAGTTTGCACTCTTCTAATAGTGCGCATCTACCTCTAGTGTACGCTGAGTCTATAGCTGCACTAAAAGATATGTGTAAAGATGATCCAAACAAACCTTTTGGTTGGGTAAATCAGATTAGTTTTACAGAAGGACGCTGGCCGTCAAACAGTAACTACATCTTGTCTCCTCTCGCTAAAGAGTATACAGGAAGAAACGAGTTTGAACTACAACAATCTTTCTCTGAGATTATGCGTGGTAATGGCTCAATGCTGTTTAACACTGCAGCAGAAGTAGTTGAGGTAGACTACGCTTCTTTGTGGCAAGATGCTATTGACGAGTTAAAATCATTTATTATCACAGACAAAGCTGATTCGAATGGAGTGCCTATCAACTTGACTCCAATCGAAATGCTTTCAAAACAACTCAAACTAGGTGAATAACATGGCAGCTAAGTTTCTAATGAGTCGCTTTGACTATGGTGTAGCTAGTCTTCTACGAAAACTAGGTTATCAAGAGGTTAGTGATAAGGAAACACCTGACTTCATTGTCTTTGGAGGAGGGTACGATGTTTCTCCTTCTTTATACAATGCTGAAAAGCTTAGAGGTACCTACTCTGACAGTGACGTTGACTACCAAGACTTCTGCACAGTTATTGCAGGTAAACTAAAGCAGATTCCAATGTTAGGTATTTGTAGAGGTTTACAGTTGTTACACGTAGCTAATGGAGGTACACTAATCCAG